GAGACAACATCAATTGATTTTGCGTCCCCGTTAAAGCCGCTCGTTCGTCTCCCGCTTGTGGCGTTGGCAGTAATCCACACCCTTCGTCTGTAGTGTGGAGCGCCAACCGCGCAAGCTGGAATATCAAACGTCCTTGTGGCGTACCCAATGCCTTCCAAGTCATCAAGCACGGCGTCGAGGCCCAAGTTGATGAGGCCAATAACATTCTCTCCAATAACCCAAGATGGCCGACATTCTTTGACAAGCCTAAAATATTCAGGCCAGATATGGCGCACATCTTTTTCTGCCAATTGTTTTCCGGCTTGGCTGAATGGCTGGCAAGGAAATCCCCCGCAAATAACATCAATTGGTCCGATGCCATCTGCGTTTAATCTTTCCGCCGTAAGAGTTCGCACATCCTCATAGCAAGGGACATTGGGCCAGTGCTTTCTCAAAACAGCGCGAGGATATGGTTCGATTTCACAGAAGGCAACGGTCTGCATCCCAGCCCGTTCAAGGCCAAGGCTGAACCCGCCAATGCCAGAAAATAGGTCAAGAACGCGCATCAGACCCATACTTGGCAATCAGAGCCGCGTCAGACCGCCCATCGTCTTTCTTGCGCTGGAATAGCTCCGCGCTGGCCGGAAATAGCTGCATAGCCCGCTCCCGGCTGCCGTCCTTGCCGTCCCTGACGCCCATCGCCTTCTGCCAAGCCTGTGGCGTGACCAGCGTGGTGGGAATGTCGAACGCCGCCAAGACGCCTTCTATGATGCCCGCAGAGCGGCCAAAGCTGAAGACTGACGACACGCCCTGACCGGCCATAGCATTGACCTTCTCAAGGAACGCCGCCTCGACATGGCGTTTAACCACTATGTCCGCAACTAGCTGCGGGCTGACTTCCCGCTTTTCCTTGCGGTTCCGCATGACGGTCACGGTGGGCATATCCAAGACTTCAACAGTGTTGGTGCGTGTTTCTAGGAAAGCCAGCGCGCCCGACAGGCCGGGGTCTATGCCTAGGATAATCATTTTTCCTCCAGCGCGGCGTCGATCATTTCTCGCCACATACCGCCGTCCATAACAAATTCTTTGTCAGGATGGTTTCCATATAGCCACAACTTACGGCGCATAGACTCTGTAGGCTCCCGCATGGCGGCAATGGCGGCGCGAGCTAGTTCGTCTGGCTTGTAATCGCCGTGCTTTATCATTGCGTCATTGAGGGCCAGCGCCACCCGTTCGATCATGTTCATCACTTGCACCCCATAAGCCGCGCCAAAGACGGCGGGCGGATAAATGATTCTTCAGTCACAACTTCAACCTTGGGCTTCAGCGCCTTCAGCGGCAGTGCGTAATTTCCTTGCGGCGGAGTACGGCGGAGCTTTCCCTCCGTCGCTAGGCGCGACAAATCTTCTGCAATCAAGCCAATGCGGTATTTCGCTCCCAAGGCCGCGCGGACATCATACGGATGGACGCCATCTACTGCTTCGAGCAGCATCATCGTCATTTTCAGAACAGCAGCTTCGCGTTCTTTGCGTTTTTCTGTTTGCGCGCCAACTTTAGTCATAATGCTCCTAAAACGGGATGATTTCGTCATCAACAAAAGGTTCAAGATTAGCATCAGGCTTTTTGCGCTTCTTGTTCATGGTCTTCGACTTAGTATGCGCCGGGCCGTTCTTGAACGTCTCGCCAGTGCCTTCGACAAAATACTCGACAAAGTTCACGCCGCCGTCAACGGGCGTCCCATGCACCAGGGCAGGGATGAATATATGGCTGTCACAGCCCTTGCGCTGGGCATCGGCTGACAGTTCCTTGGTGTATTCGTTGCAATGCCATTTGCCGCCTTCGATGGGCGTGGCGTGGCAGCAAGTACGGCAGTTGGCCTCGGCTGGCTCTTGCTGATGGCATAGCTTGTACATATCGCACATCTTGCACAGCCAGTGTGCCGGGTCTTCGCTGATCCTGCTGGGCGGGCTGGCGGCGTTCACAATACGCTTGGCCCGCGCCAGGGCGTCCAGATACGCCTCCTTATCCGCGTGGACCCATTCGGTATATAGATCGTCGCTGTCCTTATTGACCGCGAAGTACAGCGTCCGATCCAGCTTCATCATGCCCATGTAAGTCTGCATCTGGGCGTAGTGCTGGGGCTTTTCAGCCTTGACGCTCTTGGACTTCGCCAGCTTGGCAAAGCTGCTGGCGTTGCAGGTCTTGACCTCTAGGACCGCCCACGTTTTCGGTGCTTCAGGAAAGCCCAGACCAATGCCGTCAAGACTGCCGCCAAAGTGGCCGGAAGAATCGCGGCAAATAATTTGCTTACCATTTTCTTCTGTATGTATTTCAACGCCAATGGCGCGTAGTTCATCGTAGACCCTCGTTTCTTCGCGCTTGCCGGTATTGAACAACCGCAGAACGCGCCCCTCGAATTGAGGGGACACGCTCCAACGGAAGGTCAGCCATAGGTATCGGTCACAGTGATGCCCGATCAATGACGCGCCCAAATGCTCGCGGTGATCCTCCTTCTGGCTTTCGTACCAGTCGTAAATCTTGCGGGCCGTGGTGTGCATGGATGCGGGCAGGGGGGGCATTATTGGCCTCTATCTTCTAAAATTAAAGCAAGCCTGTCGCCGTTATAACCATGCAACGCGTCTGCAATGCGCTTCAAGCTGATGGCAATAGAACGCCAATTAGCATTATTATACATTTCGCTATGCTTATCGTAAGCCGCTTCGTGCCGATAAGCGTTATCTTCAATTTCATCGTCTATCATCACTTACGCTCCCAAGGCTTGCCAGCAGGGGCTTCAGCAGTAGCCGGGCGCGGCTTGCTGGCGGCACGGCCCGCGCTGTAGCCCATCACGCGATTGCGTGTCGGCTCTTTGCGGTCAATGTCCAGCGACAAGACAAAGGGCTTGTCGTGAAGCTGTTCCGTGCTTTCCAGCTTGGCGATACCCAGCGCGCCACGAATGGCGTTAAGCTGGCTGCGGGCGATTTCTTCAGCGACCTTGTTGGGGTTGCTGACGTTCAGGCGCTCCCAGATGCGGCGACCCGAATACTTGCCGTCCGTGATCTGCATCGTCAGTTCGATGTATTCGCCCGTCCCGGCCTTCGTGGTCTTGAGCGCGCTGTCGCTAATGATGGCCTGATAGTCGCCTGGCGGCAGCGGTTCAAAGCTGGACTTAACCTGGGGTTCGTATGTCGTAACGTCAAAGTCAATGATAGGCATCGTTTGTTCCTTTGGGTTTAGTTGATTGCTTCAGCAAAGGCATCCCAAGACAACGGGATGCTTTCGGGAAGATTGTAGCGGTTCTTAGCCATGTAGGCCGGGCGTTCACTGGTGAACAGCATACGCTCGCCGGTGCTGATACCGCGATTGGAAGTCTGATTAAAGCCTACATCGTCCTTCTTAACGATGGTCTTGTAGTTAGCGAACATCAGGGCATCAACCCACTCCCTGCATACCGCATTAGAACGTTCCTGCAACTTGGGCTGATAGCGGTCATACGGCTCGACCTCTGGGCTGTCGAAGCGTTTAATCGTAGTGTGGGCGATGAGAATAACAATCATGCCCTTGTCATTACGCAAGGCGTTCAATCCGTCCAGGATTTCGCGCCAGCGTTCAGCAGCAATCACCGCGCCCTTGCCGTAAGCAAGGTCTTTGGCTTCGTACTTCTGTTCGATTTCCCGCTGAATGATGGCCTCCAGCCAGTCAAGGCTGTCGATCACAACGGTCTTAAAGTCATGCTTGTCGCTATACAGAACGCCGATAGCGTCCATCACATCCTTGAACGACGTAGCGATAGGGAAGTGGTCAACCTTGAGCGAGCCAAGGCCGTCCTCAGTCAAGATATAAATGGGATTAGGCGAAGCAGCGGCAAAGGTGCTTTTGCCTATGCCCTCGACGCCATAAACCATAACGCGCGGCGCGGCGATGGCGGTGTTTTTCTTGATAGATTTAAGGTCGAAAGCCATTGTTAGATGTCCTCTATGGTAATGCTGGTTTTCAAAGGCTTGACCGTCAAAGCTCCAGCAATACGTTGCCAGAGTGCGGGACTGTCTGAACGGATGGCCTTCAGCATGGCGCTGTCGGCTTCCTCATATGTGCGAATCGGGCGGTAATCTTCCGGCCAGTCTGCCGTCAACGCTTTAAGCTGGTCAAGATCAGCTTTATAACTAAGTTTGCCCGTTGCCTTTAGCTTGTATCTGTCGCTAATGGCCTGGGTGATTGATCCCTCTTCCTTGGCAGGGATCAGCGCCAACAGCTTATCTTCAATCCGCAGACGTTCGGCATTGGCCGCGCGTTCTGCTTCCTTCACGACAAGCCATTGTTCGGCAAGGTTTTCTAGTTCGGCTTCACTATTTGAGCGCATGGCGGTTTCCTCGTTGCGTCGTTGAGGGCATGGCGTAGCATCTGGATTGAATAAGATGCAAGATGTTTTTTTGTTAGATTTACTATTGCTCATAACGCATGGCGGTGGTCTAAAGGCAAATCAGCAATGAAAGGACTGTTTTAATGGCTCATATCAAAGGCCGGTGCGAACCGGCCTATACCATCGTTTGCCGTTTCGGTGGTGTTACGCCTACGGCTAAAATCCTGAAAATCAATCCGTCCACAGTCAGCCGTTGGCTGGTCAAGAGCGGCACTAACGGGATTATCCCCCAGCCCTATTGGGTCAAGCTGCTGAATCATGCCAGCGATAAAGGCATCAAGGTAAACCTTCAAGACCTGTCTGGCATCTTTTTCGAGTAGAGGGTTTAATGCGTAATTCCGAGTTCTTGTCGGCTGTCTATGGCCGTCTCAAGAATGACTACGGCTGGACTACATCCTTTGCCAGTGATCCAGGCACTGCCCCCGGTAGCCTTTGGCTTGGATCAGCCTGGACAGGGACGGACGATCAGAAGACCGTCATAGACCAGCGGGCAGAGGACAATAACTACTATTCCGTCGGCGTCTGCTATGCCCGCGAAGGCGACAAGCGCCGTAGCAAGGAAGTCTTTGGCCGTCTGGCTGTCCTGATGGCTGACGATATATCACCCGCCGGGCTGGATGACCTTATCGGCAGCTATTCCTACGCCTTGGAAACGTCAAAAGGCAATTACCAAGTCGGCGTCCTACTAGACCCCGCCGATGCCGATACCCGCAACGCACCCCTGATTGACGCCGTGCTGCGGGCAATGGGTGCCAGCGGCTTTGTCAAAGCTGACAGCAGCGGCAATAACCCCGTGCGCTATGCCCGGCTCCCTGTCGGCACCAATACCAAAAAGCGCGACACCGGGATGTTTTCCCAGAAGCTGCTGTTTTGCAACCTAGATGAAGTCTACCCCCTTGCCGATGCCGTCCGCACGTTCAGCCTAAACCTTGACGTTATCAAGCGCGGCATGGAAACGCCCAAGACCAAGATTGAGGCCACAGGCGATGCGTCCGATCTGGTTAAGGCCATTATCACGCCCAACCTAGAGGACCGCGACTATCACGACCCCCTGCTAAAGCTGTCTGCCTCCCTGATTGCCGGTGGACTGCGCCCAGGCGCTACCGTCAACGTCCTGCGCTCCCTCATGCTGGCGTCAAAGCCTGAAGGCGACCCGGCCCAGCTTGACCGTTGGCAACAGCGGTTCGGCTCTGAGCTAACCCGCATGGTGGCTTCCGCTGAGAAGTATGCGCCGAAAGAGCCTGAGCCTATAACGTCCCATAACCTGTTGGAAACAATCGAAGAAGTCGCGGCGGCAACGAAAGACATCAAGTGGATGGTGAAGAATATCATCCCACAAGACGCAATGGGCATGATCTTTGGTGCGTCTGGCACCTTTAAGTCCTTCATTGCAATAGACCTTTGCCTTTCAGTCGCGCATGGCATTGACTGGACCAAGCGCAAGACCGTTGCCGGTGGCGTGGTCTATGTGGCCGCAGAGGGCGGCGCTGGCGTGGCAAGGCGTATTGATGCCTGGCACCGTAACGTAGGCGTTGACGTTCCCAAGAATTTCCATATTTGCCGTGTCCCCTTGCTTCTGAGCGCCAAGCTAGAAATCGGCGCGCTTCGCCAAGCCATTGCTGCATTGCCGCAAA